TCCATAGATGAAGTTATATAAAACACCTTCAGGACGTGGAACTATTAGGTCATTGGTAATCAAGTCTTGAATGATGCTAGTGAATGCTCCAACTAACAATATGTCACAAGTCATGTTCTGGTTGTCATTGATCACCAAATAGCCACTAGGGAATATGTTTACCCACACTGTGGGTAATGATGCTAACCGCCCGTCCCATTTGTTTTTCTGAACGGTAGCTATAAGCAATAGCCGGTAAGTATCATCATCGAGAATAGGACTCACACCACCAGATGGTTGAAAGTTCATCTGGCGTGACTGACCTTCGATTAAACCAATGACATCAAGCTGAGCACCAATGGCTGTATCAAGTTGATAGTTACCGCTAAGGTTTTGTAAAAAAGTACTTATATCATCGTATGGCTGCCAACTATAAGCCGCCCAAGCTAACAGCTTAGCCGATGGCCAATATTGACTAGTAAACAGCTGAAGGTAATAACTTAACGGCTGTTTATATAGTGGTGGTGTTCCCATGTCTTATACCAATGTGATTACTACTTTAGCAGCGGCTGATTGTGCAACAGCATTCCATGCAATAGCAATGTCAACTGTTCCGGTTGGGCTAGCTGATGTACCAGTTGTTAGAGCTTTAATTGAGTATTGAGGTATGAGTATATTTGGCATGACAGACATTGCAGCTGCATACAACCCGGATATAGTTACAAGTTCACCAATCTGCAACGAGTTAAGATAATTGACTACAGCTGTCTGTATTGCGGTTGTAACTGCACTAGTGTAGCCAGTCAAAGGATGAACATTCATACTCACATAAATCTGTGTATATGTTGGCCGTGAGAATGAAATCACCATTGTTGCCGCTGTAGTTGGGTCAGTAACCGAAATACCAGTTGAACCATTGGTCAAGCAACCCGGTGTCTTGTTGTTATAAATAGCTGTAGCTACATCTAAATCTGCACCACCTTCAACCACCATGCTAATGGAGTGTGGAGGATTGCCCCATGAATCAGTTGAACCAGTTGGGTTTTCAACGCTGGTACCGGGGTTGCCGGGTATGCTTATGCCAGTAGCGTATCGAGTTACATTTGGTACAGCTGCTATAGCTGCCAATGTGCTCGTCACCATTGTCTTAGCTACATATGTGGTTGATACTGCCTGTCTGCCTCTAGCTTGTGAGTCAGTCTCTACCGGTAAACCGGGTGAAGCCGCAGTTGGATTATTAACACTAGTCCAGCCAGCGGTTACAGGCTGTTTTATTTTGTTGATGGTATTAGCCGGTGCCTGAATAGCTCCTATAGTCGTACATGTACCAGTAACATTAATTGAGCCGGTTGGCGGTATAATCACGCTAGATGGCAATGACCATGTATTGTTATTTACATCTTGTACTAAACCATTAGTAATTGGAGTACCGGCTATGCCAACTACTAATAACGTTGCTACAGAGTAACTTGCACTTTTGCGCGTTATGCCGTTGTATGGCAAGATGTCATCAAGATCAGTTCCAATAGCTGTAAGCGGTGAACGTGCCGCAACTGCTAACTGTGCCGCGTTCATACAATCCATAATCAGCAATGCTCGATTAGCTATTTCTTGGATATCTGGCAATGCTGGATTGGTTGAATTGTTCTGGCCAAATATAGTCAGATAACCTTGAATCAAGTAGCTATACACATCATCGTATACAGGGAAATGTGCTCCAGCTGCATCAACATATGGTGCGAAATATGACATACTATGCCCCCGCTGGCAGCGACACTGCTACTTGAATTGGCCCGAATACAGTCTCAGCTGTTGAGCTATATTTAAACGTTCCATCGGTTGAATAACTAGCTGATACATTGCTAACTCGAATTACAAAAGGTGGTGCCGCTTGCATAATGACTACTCGGATCAAATCACTAATCAAAGTTGCGTTGTAGCCATTCATGCTACCTAGTATTTGCTGAAACAATGGCAAGCCTAATGCTTTGTCTTTCCACCATTCACCTTGAAAGAGCAACAAGCTACAATCAATGATTTGTGCTACAGCATCTATATCAACCAGAAAGTTGTTATGGTTCTGGCCAAACAAGATATCATGATTGTTGTCAAGTGCTCTGGTTATTATCTGGCTCATTTAACTTTTCTCATCATCTGGTATAAATGGTAAATATGGCCGTACTCGTTTACACATTTGAACCATTAGTTTAGCTGCATCGTCAGCTTGTTCATCTGGTGTAGATGCATTGTATTGATTCATAGCTTCATCAAGCATCAAACCAATCATCAATGCTTCGGTTTGTGTAAGTGTTAAATAAACAACTCCAGTCATATCACCGGCCCCGTATCTGACCCACCTGATTGAACACCGCTATGCATATGATGTAAAAAGTCTTTACCTTCGATGTTAGTATTACCACTGCCCGATATGTTGACTTGATTGGAACCGTTTATATTAACTACGTTGCCGCCATTGATCTCAACATTACCAGTGGTTGAAGTTACTTTAACTGTTGGTGCTGTAATGTCAATTTCATTGCTCTTAACATCGATCAATACGCTACCGTCATCACTGCGTATCTGTAAGCTGTTGGTGCTGTAGTCACTCAAGTTTCTTTTCTGGTTCCAACAACCGATGATTGCAAATGCATCTGACAAGCTATGCCGCCTGATACGCTCTTGATTCTGGTATCCGCTCTTAGTAAACCAAGCGTTATAGCACATATCAGCAAACACAACGAGACACTCATCACCAACTTGAATCGGTGGTGTAATGGCAAAGCCACCAGCCCGAAGTGTCACAATCGGCACATCGAGTAAATCAGGTATGACTTGATTCTGTTGATCGTTGTTTAAGATGATCGATTCACGAATCATAATGCTCACTACAACGGTTTGTTTAGTAGCATCGAAAGATACAATCTGTGCTGGCATAGCTACCCGAAGTCTACGCATTATAGCTTTAGTCACAGCTTCATATACCAGCGTCTCAGCTTTGATACGTTCTGGCTGTGAAGGTGAACCGATGAACTGTGTATTGCCGTTTCCGCTCATTGTCAATCCTGTGGATTTAATAAAGCCAATCTAGAACCAATGTATGTATAACCAGTAATTTCACTGTCCCATGTGTTGCCCCGGCTATCACCAATGTGTCTAACAGCCGCCACTGCATACAAGCCTTGCTTGTCAAGAATAGTTGGATAACTGCCTTGTTGCCGCGTCAGCTGCCTGATAGTTGTATCTGGTTTTAGCTGCACTTGTGCTCCCACTTGAACTCTAGGGTCAAGGAACACGCGCATAACTACACCGTCTTGTGTTTGCTGTGGCGAATCTAACAAGCCTTGCTGTGGCCCATACACCAGTGTGGGCACATTCGACTGTTGTTGCTTCAGCTGCCTGATATTAATACCTTGCTGACTGGCCCAAAAGTTCTGTTGGCTGGTAGCTGCAAACTCTTTCAAATATTCAAATGGTTGATCAAAGTACACCGAACCACGAGACTCTTTAACATCATCCAAGCCTTGTAAGTTCTCTATCTGAACTGGTGTAAATGCAGCTTGACACATCTGATTTACTATTTCGCGTTGACTTAAATTAGATCCAAGATTCATCATCACAAAGTTGTTTGCTTGCTCAACTAGCCCGACCACACAATGCAATGTAATCTTGAAGTCTATACCATTCTCTCTTTCCCACGATGGCTGTAAGAGTGTTCCTTCAAAAATGGTGCCATACTGGCCTTTCATATAACCAGCATCTAGTTTGACCGTCATACCTTGAGTTAATACAATCTGGCTGGTTGCTGCATTCAGCCCATAAATCGCAATGTCCGCATACCACCAAGCGTTGTAGCTGGTTAAGTAGCAATCAAAGGTTATCTGTAGCGGTTCTGGTGTCCATGTGTTACTGACAATGGTAAGAACCGTACCATTAGCATTAGTAATGGTCAGACTCCATTTCCGGCCAAATAGCTCTATATTTGACGTATTACTTGACATTATCAGACCAAAGTAAAAGAAAGCCGGTGCCTAAGTTAGTGTCATTTGGATAATCAGTTAAAACAGTGTTGCTGTTGTTAACTATATAGCAGCTGCCGATACCAAGGTATTGTTGTGCTCGTAATAGATTAGCCGCTGGCCAGTCACCAGTAATTAAAGGTATACCTGAAATGATGTCATTCAAGTATTGGTCTTTGACGTTCATCACCCAATACAAAGCTATATCGTTGTAATAGATGAACAGATTTAGTCTGGTGATTCCGCCATTGATAGCAAGCGGTACTAACAAGGTTTGGTTTGGCGATACGTCTAAGGGAATGATTTGATCCATTAGTTTGGTACTCCCGGTAATGACTGCACGTTATTGCTGTCATAAGTACCAGCCCCCGGTAAGTTGAGGTTTTGTTGAATGTAGTTAGTTTGCTCTGGTGTTAAGACTGGTGGCCCAATAGTTCCTGTCCGCACATTAAACACATCACCAGTACTAGAATCACCGCCACTAATCGGCCCCGGTGTTCCACCAAATGCTGTACCACTTAATATATTGCCTTGTGTACCGGGTACTTGATTGTTAAAGACAGTTGAATCATCTGGCAACACCGGCTGTGTTACACCAATCTGTGTTGTGTCTAAGATATTAGGACGGTCAGTTAAAGCTTCGGTACCAACATTAGCCAGAAAAATTTGACTGAATGTAACTCTAGCTTTTAAGCTAGTAAATGTTCTGTATGTCTCAGCCGCTGCTATGTTCGTGACATACATGTTGTCATAGCTATTCAAGCGAGTATTAAGAGTCAAGCCCGTTCTGTTATCACGCCATGCTACCAGCTGTTGAAAAGCTGCCACTGACTTAGAGTCGTTGCCCGACCACGGTACAGACTTTGAAAAGGTAGCCATTGCATCAGACATACCTATTTCAAAGATTAATGTAGCTGGCTGCAAGATAATATGATCGGTTGTGTTTTGCCCCGTCTGCAATGGCTTTCTGGTTGGCGTAGCTGATAAGTCATGATTAGCTACTAGCACCGCATCAAACACATACATCTGCGAAGCTGATGCTGGATCATTGACATCAGTCGTAGTTGGTGGCACTACAACAGAATAGGTTGGTTCTAAGCTCTGGTTTGGGTCAGCATATGGCCCGAAAGGATCACCGGGTAAAATAGAGCTTAATGGCTGAGTCAGAACCTTGGTTACAACCTCTAACCCCTGAAAGGCTAATGAAGCGCCGCTTGTCCAATTGATACCACCACCAAAAAAGCCCATTATTGCCACACCGATGTTAGTTCAACTAAGTTACGTTGTGTCTGTTTGCCTTGTGCATCTTTAAGCGAAGATGTCACCGCGTCTTTGATTTGGTCATAGTTAGCACCGGGCTGTGTAATGTTAATGTCACCAACGTTAATGGTACTGTGCTGGCTTTGATCACCAGAAAAGTATTGTGATGGATATCGTTTCATGCCAGCTTCATAGTTAGACAACTTATCTTCCATATATCCACCAGCTTTAAGAGCACTGGCATATTGATCAATGCTCTGAGCACCTATAGCACTCTTGTA